AGGGGAGTTACATGGTCGATGTCCTTGCGTGCGCGAAACGAGATGGACGCTAAGGGTGTTGACCGCGCAGGTAAGGACATCGACCATGTAACTCCCCTGAGCAAAGGCGGCACCAACGCGCCGAGCAACCTGAAGCTGAAGTCGCCGAGTGACAACCGTTCCTTTACACGCAACTCAGACCATACCGTCAAGGTCAACAAGCCAAAGAAAAAATGAATCTATCAGAATATGAGTGGCCCCGACCACATGGGTTTGAGCCGTTCGACCACCAAAAGGTCACATCAGAGTTTTTGATTTCCAACCGCAAGGCGTTCTGCTTCAACGAGCAGGGTACCGGCAAGACTGCATCAGTCATATGGGCGGTTGACTACTTAATGAGTGTCAGAGCAGTTAGACGGGTGTTAGTGATATGCCCCCTATCCATCATGCGTGCTGCATGGCAGAACGACCTGTTCAAGTTTGCAATCCATAGGACCGTCGCCGTTGCCCACGGTAGCGCAGCAAAGCGCAAGGAGATCATCAACAGCGGTGCTGAGTTTGTCGTGATCAACTTTGATGGGGTTGCGGTTGTCAAAAAGGAACTGCTGGCTGGTGGGTTTGACCTCATCGTCGTTGATGAAGCGTCGGCGTATAAGAATGCACAGACGGACAGATGGAAAGCACTGCGGGACCTCAACAAGGTCATCAAAGGGCTGTGGATGCTTACTGGTACGCCAGCAGCACAATCTCCCGCCGACGCCTACGGCCTAGCTAAGCTGATCAACCCCACAGCCGTGTCGCCGTTCTTTGGGCAGTTCAAAGATACGGTGATGACCAAGGTGAGCATGTACCGTTGGTTGCCTAAGCCGAACGCACAAGCTACGGTGCACAAGATACTGCAGCCAGCAATACGATTCGAGAAAGCCCAGTGCCTTGATCTACCTCCGGTTACCTTCATAGACAGAGACGCACCGCTCAGCGCACAGCAGCAGAAGTTCTACAACATCCTGCGAAAGCAGATGCTCATCGAGGCCGCAGGGGAAGAGATCACCGCAGTCAACGCCGCCGTGCAGGTCAGTAAGCTGCTGCAGATTTCATGCGGGTCGGTGTACACAGATGCCCACGAGGTAATAGAGTTCGATGTCAGCAACCGGCTTAACGTAGTGCAGGAGATCATCGACGAGACGAGCAACAAAGTCCTTGTGTTCGTTCCGTTTACACATACTATCGACCTGTTAAAAAAGCACCTCGAAAATCAACACATCACGTGCGAGGTCATCAACGGTTCCGTCAGCCTGAACCAGCGCAGCGACATCGTTAAGAGCTTCCAAGAGCGGTTGGACCCAAAGGTGCTCATCATCCAGCCCCAAGCTGCATCCCACGGGTTAACCCTAACCGCCGCCGACACCATCATCTGGTACGCTCCCTGCACCAGCGTAGAGACATACCTGCAAGCCAACGCACGTATTGACCGACCCGGCCAGAAGAACAACATGACCATCGTACATATCTCAGGGAGCCCAGTGGAAGCCAAGGTCTACTCCTTGTTGCGCAACAACATCGGCAACCACCAAAAAATCATTGACCTGTACCGCCAAGAAATTTCTTTTGAAATAGTTTGACAATGTACAATCTTGTGGTATAGTTCTTCTGTGGGGAAAACGGGAGACGCCTCGCTCTCTACCAATAAACTGGTGCCGTTCACAAGGAGAGCACCGTTAGTACCCACACCTTCATTAACCATTAGGAGTATTAGATGACTGAAGAAACTTCAGAGGGTAAGAGTTCCCCAAATTTAGACATGTTGGCGAACGTCTACATCAAGATTCGTGACGCCCGGACTACGCTTAAAGCGGAGTTCACTACGCAGGACTCTGTTCTACAAGAACAGATGGACATGCTGGAAGCCAACATGCTCGATGCGTGCAAAGACCTGAATGCAAGCAGCATCAAAACCCAACACGGCACAATCATTCGCTCGGTCAAGTCACGGTACTGGACGAACGATTGGGATTCGATGTACACCTTCATCAAGGAGCAAGGTGCATTTGGCCTGTTAGAGAAACGACTTCATCAGACAAACATGAAAGACTTTCTCGTTGAGAATCCTGACCTTCTGCCTATGGGCCTGAATGTCGAGAGTGAGTACACCGTGGTAGTTAGACGCCCAAAACCCTGAAAGAATCAAATGAGCAACATTACAGTTATTGACCAAGACCTTCCCGACTTCCTGCAAGCCTCGGGCATCAGCGAGCTTACCAAGTCCCTCATGGGCAGCGCGGGCACGAAGCGTATCGTGCCTAAGAACGGCATCTTCCGCAAGGAGATCAGCGGCAAGGAGATGGGCAAGATCAAGGGTGATCTGAACGTCATCATCGTCAACTCATCCCCCAAGGTTGGGCGCATCTTTTACGCAGCGCAGTGGACCCCCGACGCTAAGCCAGTTCCTCCCGATTGCTTCTCCAACGACGGCAATGTCCCCGACGCTGGGTCTGCGAACAAACAGGCTGACCGCTGCGACTCATGCCCCCAGAACATCAAAGGTTCAGGCATGGGTAACTCGAAGGCTTGCCGATACTCCCGCCGCATCGCCGTGCTGTTGGAAGATGACTTTGGCACCGCACTTGAGGGTGAGGTCTATCAGATGAACTTGGCATCCAAGTCTCTGTTCGGTGAGAGCCCATCTGCTACTGAGCACGTATTTGAGAGCTACGTCAAGTATCTGGGCAACAACGGCAAGAGTCTTGATTGGTATATCACCAAGCTGAGCTTCAATGAAAACAACGACAACCAGTCGATTCTGTTCACTGCTGTAGAGCACATCAAGCGCCACCACTACGATGTGATTACCAAGGTGGGCAACACCCCCGAGGTGCAGAAGCTGGTGACTATGACGCCGTTCCAAGCGCAGACAGACGGGGTTGCCAAACTGGAAGCACCGAAGATGGTGCAAGACAAAGTGACCGGCACTAGCCCCGCAGTGAATGCTGAATTGGCGCACGCTGCTAGCAAAGGTCGGGAGCGCGTTGTTGCAGCCGAGGAGGTCGCTGAGCCAGTCAAGCGAGAGAGCAAGAAGGTGGAAGTCCCAGCCCCTGCGGCTAAGCGCGACTTGAACTCCGTGCTCGCTGCATGGAGTGATGAGGAGTAATCTATGAGCTACGGATACAGCCAGCGGCTAGTCGATGCAAACAACAATGCAGACGTTAGTTCGCGTGGCGTGTATCTGGGTAGTCGTTGCATAAAGCTCGGCATCTCGGTCAGTGAAGTAGCGGACAGGCTCGGCGTAAGTCGGGCCACCGTCTACAACTGGTTCTGGGGGTCAGTGACTCCCAGCGCTAGCCACACCGCCAAGATCAACAAGTATCTGCACGCACTCAGAAACCGCAAGTAACTCGACAACCATGTCCGACTTTGACCTACTCGATGCGGTGCTACCCGTAGAAGGGCGCTACTGTGTGATGGGGATTGGGCGGTACCCAGACCAGAAGTTTGTAGATACTAGAGAAGAACTTGATACCATAGCCGGGCAGTTTGTAGCCAAGGGTGTGGATGCGTATTTTGGTTGCGCCAAATACGGCCCCCTGAACAACCGCACGCACGCCAACGCCACGTACTTCCGCGCACTATGGATGGATATCGACTGCGGCCCCACGAAGGCAGCACCGGATGAGAAGGGCGTTATCAAGGGTTACATCGACCAAGCAACAGGGCTTAGCGAGTTTCAAAAGTTCTGCATAACCGTTGGCCTACCAAGACCTATCCTAGTGAGTTCCGGTTATGGGATTCACGCCTACTGGCTACTTAAAGAGACGGTCTCCCGTGCAGAATGGGAACCACTTGCCGAACGACTCCGAGAGCTTTGCGTCGAGCAGAGTTTCATCGTGGACCCGTCGGTGTTTGAAGCATCGCGCATATTGCGCATACCCGGCACGTTCAACTTCAAGCAGAGCGAGCCACAACCCGTAGAGGTGATCAACGAACGCAGTGCACGTATAGAGTACGCACAACTGAAAGAGATACTAGGGGCAGCGGACCCCAAGGAAGAGCGGCCTGATTTTATCCCCCGTGCTATGAGCCCCATGATGGAAGCTCTGATGGGCAACAAGATCAAGCGGTTCAAGACCATCATGATGAAGTCGGCTAACGGCACGGGCTGTAACCAGCTACTACACTGCTTTGAGCACCAAGCAGATGTAGACGAGCCATTGTGGAGGTCAGCGTTATCCATCGCCGCATTTTGCATTGACAAGGACAAGGCAGCACACAAGCTATCGAGCAATCATCCGGGCTATGACCCTGACGAGGTAGAGCGCAAGGTAGAGCAGATCGTGAAGCATGGAGGTCCACACCGCTGTGCTACGTTTGAGAAGTTAAACCCGGCAGGGTGCACCGATTGTCAGCACAAAGGGAAGATCAAGTCCCCCATCGTGCTTGGTGTTGAGATAGAGGAGGCCGATGACGCCGACA